ATTTATATTTGTCTTTATAAATATTTTTTAAAGCCGATGCAACTGCAATAGGGTTGGTAAGCATCCCAACATCGCCACCAAAATAATTAATGATACGAGCAGCATCTTGTTCAGTCATAACACCCGGTCCAACAACCGATGTCCTAAACTGACCAATCAATCCTTGTAATTGCCCTTTAGCCAAAAGCTCTGCCACCTCAGCAGGATTTATATCTTTATAGTTGCCAAATAAAGTTTTCATTCCCCTTGTAAATTCTAAAGCCAATAAACCAAAACCTGTTGCACCACCCTTTTCAGGATCGGTGAGAGTTTTAATAGAGTCGCTATATCTCTTGATTTGCTCTAAAGATAATTCTTCATTCAAAGCCTTATCTTTAATTTCAACAAATTGAAGATAGGTTGGCAATTTGCTTTCTAATTCTGTCGATGAAGTTAATTCTCTTTCAGGATACAAGTTATTAAATTCTTGCAATGGTAATTTACCTTGTTTGCCAACATAGTAAATGCCATCAGGAAAAGAATATTCCCTGTAAACACCGTCATTAGTTCTATAAAAAGCTTGTCCTCTTCCTGCAACCTCTTTTTCTCTTTTGCTTACTAAACCAAAGGCAGCCAAGTCTCTTGCTTGTTTTGCTTTTCTATTTTTTTCTAATATATCGTCTTGTAATTTTTTGAAATCTTGAAATCCTAAACCTACACCACGACCTATGGATGGAAACTTTTCTGTTTGCTGTGCTAATAATCCCTTGCCCAAAGATGATGCTAAATCATAAAAGCTTGGCTCTGCTTGGGTTGGAAATACTTGGCTTAATATATCTCTGTAACGATTAAACTCTTCTTCTGTAGTAAGTTTTTGTGTCGGAGATGATGACATCATATTTAAAACTTGGAGAATATCATCGGATGAAAAATCTTGTGTAATATCTTCAGACTCTTGGTTGTCCATAGAATCTATGTCAACACCACCACCTGCCTGATAACCCATCAAAGATTTAAGACCTGATCTGTTCATCGCCATAATTACGGTTGTTGTTGTTGTCCGCCAAATACATAATTAGTTTGTGGTGGGTTAAAGAATTTTCCCAATCCACCCAATGCTGATAATCCAACTCCTAATCCTGTTTGCAATGGTGATTGTGGTACACCAAAGGTTGTTGCAATTTGGCTAAAGCCTGCGGGTACTGATTGAACAAACGGTAACAAGGATTGCATTTGTTGCATAGGTGCTTGTTGTTGCATGAGAGCATTTCTTCTCATTGCATCCAACTGAGCTTGTTGCTGTTGCTGAGTCATTTGACCCATACCCATTTGTCTTTGAATGTCAGCCTGAGCTGCTTGTTGAGCTTGTTGTCCCAATCCTGCAAAAGCTTGACCTGCACCAAATTGAGCCTGTTGTCTTTGTTGTGCTATTTGTTGTTCAAGACCACCTAGTTGTCCTAGCTGTCCTGCTAATAACTGTTGTCCTGCTAATCCTGCTTGCCCTGCTTGCTGTAATGCTTGTTGAGCTGTTTGACCGTAACCTGCTAATGTTTGACCAAGACCTCTAAGACCTGTTGCTCTTTGTCCTGCAAGACCTGCAAGACCGCCACCAAGTTGTTGCAATGCTTGTTGCTGTCTACCGTATTCACCCATAGCAGTTTGTTGTGCTTGTTGGAAACCCTGGCTTCTTAAACCGCCAAGTGCTTCACCAAGACCTCTACCCAACTGTCTTGTTCGCTCTTCAGCACCAAGTCTAGCACGAGAGCCAAATGCTGATTCACCGCCCCTTGCAATATCAGAGGCTCTCGCTGCTATGTCTGCTTGTTCTCCTCGCTCTAAAATATCTTTTCTAGTTTGAGCGATTACATCTTCTTGGAATGGATCGTAGAATTGTCTAGCCATTCTTGGATCATATTGACCCATGCCTGCTGCTCTTAAATAACCACCTGCCTCAGCTAAACCTCTACCGTATTCTGATTCAGCACCTCTTGCCAAACCTGCCGCTTCTCCTAAGCCACCAAATAAACTTTCTAATCCTCTTTCTCTGAATCCTCTTTCTTCACCAACACCCGCACCAATCGCTCCTAGAGCCTCTCTGCCAAGACCTCGTGCTACATCGGTACCACCGAATAGGCTTTCCAATCCTGTGCCATACGCTTGCTGTGCTTGCTGTAAATAAGGAGTTTGCATGCCAATAGCTTCCCTTGACATTTGCATGGCTCTAAGTTGATCAGGAGACAATCCTGCAACTTGTTCAGGTACCACAATAGGTCTACCCTGATCATCGTAAAAAGTTCTTTCAGCAGCTCTAAATGCCTGTTGAATAAATCCGGGTCTATAGCTTTCAGTGCCGGGTACTCCTGACCCAAAATACAGTTCACGAGTTATTGGATCTAGGGTTCTAAACTGTTGTGCAACATCGGTTGCAATAGGACCGCCTTCTTGTTTTCTGATAACTTCCATTAAGCAACCTTGCTAAAATGATCCATAAGTTTGTACATTAATCTTGTTCCTGAATCTCTGCCTGAATCACCGTTTGGTGTCAGCGTTAAGATTCCATTTTTGTCTTGTAAATCAAAAGATCCTGCACCTCTAACTGCTTTGGCTGTCATAACAAATTCGCCATCGCTTAACATTGCAGGAATATCGTCTGATGTTTCAGTGCCGGGTCCATCAATCTGTCCATCTTTTCTTGGAAACTCTTCGATGTTGATTTCTATTTCTGTTTCGCCACCTTCGTTCATCTTGGCTACTGATCCACCTTTAGCAAAAGCCATGATGCCGCCTTGAGCAGCCATTGTTGGTGTAGGTGGTTGATATATCGTTCCTTCTGATGTAGTTGGTCTGCCACCTGATAATGCAGGGAATCCTTCTCCTGTTAATCCATATTCAACTCTTGATGGCATTGCTTCGCCTTTTTGTCTAGCAATTTCAGCAGCTATATTATATCTGCCCAAAGGATCCATAGTAGTGAGTGGTGTTAGTGGAACGCCTTTTTGATTCTTTGCTTCTTCGTATGCAAGCTTACCTAAAAGTCCTGCTAATCCTGCTATACCTAATTTGCCCATCATGCCCATGCCATCACCTTCACCAGTTAGTGCATTTTGTATGGCTCCAACAGCACCTCTGTTAGAAACAACCTTACCCTCAGACCTAGCTTTTGCAACATAAGCGTTAAATGTTCCGTTTGCTTTAAATTGTTCTATTTGCTCTGGAGTATATCCTGCTGACAACAACTCTTGGGTTCTAGTCATGCCGTCATCACCAGTTAAGGTTTTAAACAAGTCTTCTATTCTACCTAGATCCGATTGGCTAGTTAGAGACGCTATTTCGGATGCTGTGGCTGGCATCCCAGTTTGAATGTTTACATAACCTTGGTTAACTGGGTCATATTTTATTATGTCAGATTCAGGCTGACCACCACCACCAAACAAACCACTGATGCCACTTTTAACCTTACCAAAAAAATCACCAACCTTACCAAAACGACCTATGCCATCAGCACCACCGCCTGTAAACAGACTTCCACCTTTTGAAGTGGCTGAACCCGGCGTTCCGCCAAACAGCTTACTGCCTCCATAACTTAAAGCACCGCCTAATAAAGCGTCTTTAGTTGAAAGTCCTGATGCTTTTCCTGCTGCTGCGGTTAGACCAGCAGTTACTATTGGTGGGAGACCCATAAAAGGTGCTACCACTGAAACAATAGGTGCTAATTTTTTTGTAACTTTTTTTCTAGCTCTGTTTAATTTAGATAATGCTTTTTTAATAAAAAATTCTTGTAATCCTGTATCAGGATTAATTGATGCTATTCCGCCTAGCTCTCCTGTGGTGTCAACAATTCTTGATCTTGGATCAACGCCCATGTTCAACATTGTGTCTTCTAGTTCATCAATTATAGATGGGTTGGCTTCTAAAACTTCAGGTGGTACAACAACATCTCCTTCTGCAAGGTGTCCAACCGTTGTGTCTTCGTTTCTACCTGCGGACATTAAACCCATAATGCCTGCGTCAACATCAGACATCGCACCCTTGGGTGCTAGGTTATTTACTTCCATTAAGAATGAATCTATGTCCATTCCCGTTCCCATGCCCTGTATGATTCGTCTTTGAGCTGCTTTTGATTCAGGTGAATCCATTGGCATTTGCATAATAACTTGTACTTCATTGCCAAAGCCTGCATCAACCAACGGTTGCATGACACTTGTGTCTACATTTGACATCATTGGGTCTTGTACACCACTTAATAAAGCTTTGTTAATCCTAACCGCATCGTTGTCAGACATAACGCCTGAGCCTATTGGCATAGTATTGTTATTGCCACCAAGAGCCTGCATAACTCTTTGTGCATCTAAGTCTGTCATAACACCAGCACCCAAAACTTTTTCACTAAAACCATCTAGCAATGGTTGAAGTTGAGGAATATTTTTTATTCTTTCTAGTTCTCTTAAATTATTTATTCTTTTTTCTACTCTAGTATTTGGTGCAAGTGTTTCTTGCATTATTTTTAATACTGCTTCTATATTAGGTATATAAGGTCCGAGCCTTTCCTCATCTTGATCCGACATAACGCCTGAGCCTATTGGCATAGTATTGTTATTGCCACCAAGAGCCTGCATAACTCTTTGTGCATCCTGATCAGTCATAACTCCCGAACCCATTGTAGGTCTAATATCTTGTGTGAGGTTTTTTCTATCGCGAATCATTTGCAAAAGTATTTCTGCTTCTTCAGGATTCTCAGCATTCATGGCTAGCTGAACAAGGGTGTTTATAACCTTTTCATTATTACTCAACACCTTTGGCTCATCGGTATAAAAGCCTGTATTAGCAGAACCAAATCTTGCTGCCATAGGGTTTCTTTGTCTTGCCTCCATGACCTCTTGTTCGGTCATTCTCCGAGCAGGGGGATTTATATCTTGTGTGAGGTTTTTAATTCTTTCTTCTAATGTTGGCATATTAACTCGTTGTAACTGTTACGGATCCCACTGATCCTGTTGCACTCACGCCACTTAAATATGTTTGGTGGCTATACAGGTCACGAAATGTTGTACCGTCATATGCTTGGTGTATTTCTCTTGTTAAGTTGAAGATAATATCACCTGCAACAAAGTTCAGTTCACTTATTTCGGAATCGGTGAACTGCGGTGTTCGATTTGGATCGAACTGTCCTAAGTTTAACTCAAGAATCCTTACTAATCTATTAAAAAGTTCAGGAGTTACCTCACTGCCTGCATTGGGTAATCGTGTTGGTAAAAGCCTTGCCATTACCTTTTCCCATCAGGCTGTATATCCATTCTAGTATAACCCAATCTCCATTGTACACCTAGACGATTTGCATTGTTAGCATCATCATCTGATTGGATTCTTAAAACTGCTTGTCTTGCTCTTGCTCTGACATGTAATTGATCTGTGTTGTTAGAAACATCTTTAGTGACATTGGTAGTCAATGACTCCGATGGAAAGTTTCTTGTTTTCAAAACCATATTTATGGTTGGCACACCGCTTGATGTGTTATCACCGTAAAACTTTACATCAGGAATGATTCTTCTTATAAATGCAATATCATTGCCCTCTTGTAGATCGAAGTCAGAGCTTTCTATAAACACATTATCCATGGGTGAGCCATCATCATCTTGACCCCACTCTTGATCGTACAAGTAACCATTGTTGGTTGCTAATGGGCTTGTAAACACATCTTCATCTAACCATGCGGTTCTAACCAAAGCACCAATAGACCAACTGTTTTCTAAATAGTTATAAATGACATAGCGTGATATTTCACCTGTGCCATCTTGTTCAGATGGATAGAACCACCACACCTCATTAAATTCTTTGTTTAATAGAGCAAATACTTTATATGCTTGAGATAAATCTAGGTTTTGTTGCACATAACTTAAAACAGAACAAACGACTCTTTGCACAGAACCGTTATATAAATAGAAACCATCTTCAGCCATCCAATAGACACCATTAGGAGCATTGATGCATGCATTAAGTGAAATCATACCAACACCCTGATTGACTAAGTTAACAGCAAAAGTAAGAGGAGGTCCTACAAACTGTACTGAATAAAGTGATGAATCAGTCCATACTAATGTTTCTTGTCTTGAGCGTATACCACCTATAATTTCACTACCTGCCGAAAGTCTGACAGATCCTGCTGTGTTAGTAGTTTTTGGCTCCCACTCTGTAATGCTTTCTTGATCTGAAAAAGCAATTAACATCGGATCAGAAGATCCTGTTCTTGATCCACCTGATATTGGATCAGCACCCAAAACCAATACATGCCTATCAGTCTCACTAACGATAGCCTGCAATCCAACAGTGGGTGCTAAGTTTGCTCCTGAAAGCGATGTAATGTTTACAGCTCTTGTAGATGTTCCTGTTGATTCATCCCAATAATATATGCCACCGCCTCTTGGTGTAATGATTAAATCTTCGCCAAAATTATCGGCATGCCAAAGCCTTAGCTGATTAGTAAAGGATAATGAGGTAGATGATCCAAATCCACCCGCTCCCCATGCTCCTACTCCATAACCTGTCGATGATACATAATTATCTAAACCAACATTTAGTTGATAGGTTCCAACTACTGATGACCCACCGTTACCTACATCAGATGCATTGGCAGTTACAGTAACACCGCTTGTATCTTTAGCTTCAATGGTATAACTGTTGGCATCAACAATGGTTGCTATTTGATACTCTTGGTTTAGCACAGTATCGGTTATGTTGCCACCCAAAGTTACCGCCCCACTAAAAGTTACAAAATCATTTTGCACAGCACCGTGAGCTGTATCAGATACGGTAATGGTTGCATCACCGTCAACAGCAGAAAATGTTACATCACCTGCTGCTGTGGTTGATCTGATGGGTGTAATGTCATAGAAGTTATTTCCTTCTTGGACATAAGCTTTGAGATGGGTGCCTAAAAATAGATATTTGGATCCTTCAAGAGATATCCATGCAAATAATTTTCTGCATGTACCTAAAAAAGTATTGGTGGTGTTTCTTGCCCAACCGCCAATCTTCTCTACGAAACCCTTACGAAAACGAATCAAAGATCCGTCAAACCATCCACCTGCATTGGTGTATGCTGTTCCTTCTCTATCTATTCCTGCTTTGAATTGAAACTTTGCGAATGGCATGTTTCATAGTTAGGCTATACGGATGATAGCGGTAGCTGCTGCGGCAGCAGGGAAAACAATAGTAAAGTCGCCTGCGGTTGATGTTTTGTCTCCACCAAAATCTATGGTTGCAACAGATTTATTTGAATCAGAGCTGTTATAGATCATACATCCTCTTGCGGTAATGGTAGCTGTTCCAAAAGTCAAATCCGCAAAATCACAGAAAGCAGTAGTTCCTGATGTAGTAGGTGTTACATTAGTTAGGTTTGCACCCCCTGATGAATAGTTAGTTCCACTTGCTTGACCTGTGGTTACAAAAGATGTTGTTGTAGCACCCAATGTAGCAGAGGATGTATAGAGAGCTAACTTATAAGTATCACCCGATGTGCCTGCTGTAAAGTTGTGATTACCAAGCAACAATTCTTTTTTAAAGCTAGTTGTAAGCGTTGATGTTATTGCCATAATTAATTTTTCCTTATAATTTCAGCTACCTCACTATGTCCTAGTTCTTGTAGCTTGTTATTAAGAGTTATCCTATCAGATTTTATGGCGTTTTGCATATATTCTTCAATTACTTTCTTAATGTTATCTTTAAATTCTTTGATCTGAAATTGCACCTGCTCAGGTGCTTCATTACTAACACCGATAATCCGATCAACACACCTTTCTGCCCAAAATTCAACAGGATGTCCTCTGTTATGGGTAGTATGAACTTCTATCAAACCAAGTTCAGGACCTGCCTTATAACTCATTACCATTTGTTTGGTTCTCCTATTACATAATCGTTTTTTAAATGTGAATCATTTCTATCTACTAAAATAGGTTGATTCAGATATCGTGGCTTGTGTACCTCAGAATATTTCTTAGCCTCTAATTTTCCATCGTCTTTAATAATCGCAACCAATGGATCTGCTAATCTGTGGTATCCATAAAGCTTTTCTTGTGGTGGTACTGCTGTATCAAGCAAGAAGCTTGTAGATGCCACCGCAACCTCCATGCCTGCATGCATACATTTGGCTAACCAAAATTCAACACAAGCTCTACCCGCTTCGGCAAAATAAAGATTATTTTTATAGCCAAAATCAATACCAAATAAATTTAAAAATCCTATTTTATTCCATAATGCAAACGCTATGGCGTATGCAACCGTATTATTTAGATAATGAGCATTGGTATCTCTAAGTATTTCTTGTATTGGAAACTCTACCAATCCTTTGCACCTTTCATCCAACTCGCAAGTGTAGATAGGTCCTTCATGTTCAGCTAAAAGCTTTTGCATACTTTCAGTTTGCCCACCCGCATCGTTGCTATCCAAAAATCTTGATGCAGGATCCATCATAAACACTCTGTCATGAAATATCACAGATGCCACAGCGTTGATTGCCCACACTTCATCGTATTGCACACCATGCGATCTAGCTAGATTAAAATCATGCCAACTTTTTCCCATGCCGACTAAGGCAATTCGCTTGCCTTCAAGTTTCTTTATTGGTTTCATTTAGGTCTCCTCTCTAAATAAAATTAACTTACATTAATTCTTAATGAATCATACCTCATTTCGTCTCGTTGATCTCTGCCTTCGCTTAGATTCTTCATTCTAGCCAAAGACTCTTGATATTTAGCTTCATAGATAGACGGATCCATTTTTAAAAACATAGCTCCCTCACAAAGACAAGCATACAGTAGTAAGTCAGGTGATTCAGTTGATAAATAGGTTGTAGTAGATGTGCTGCCGCTAGTAATGGATGCGGGTCTGTATAAATAATGAAATTCTACTGTGTAATCTTGATCGGGAACGGGTGCTAATTCAAATGTATTACTATCAAATATAGCAAAATATTTTGGCTTTCCTCTTGTGGTTGCATCAGGAGCGTACTCTTTTATAAAAGAATTGTGTTTAAGCTCTAAGTAACTGTATTGATTGGAATCAATAACAGCCAACGAAAACGGTGCCAAAAAGTCGGATGGCGTTGATAAAAACCTATTATCAGTAGTTGTATTACCTTGTACATTTTTTCTTTGATCAGGCATTTGCACTGATTTAAAAATTCTTTCTTCAGCATTCTTGATGATGTTATCTAATTCACTAACAAAAGTGCTTTCGTCAGTTTCTAAATAATCCTGTATTGCGGTTTTTAATGTTGCCTGTGTATAACTCATGATGTTGTTACCGTTACCTCACCTAATGCACTCGTCATTTTGGTTGGTGTTGTAAGTTCTGTTCCTATTATACCTAAATCAACATTGGTGTATAACTTAAATGTGTTAGGTATTGTGCTAATATCAGGTCTTGGCTCTCTGACTGCCTGTGGGTCTACTATGTTGGTTCTTGGTTGTAATTGCGGATGTTTTGGCTCGTAACACTCAGGACATGTTTTTAAGCCATTCCATTCTTTTCGCAAATTTTTTAAGTAGTATCTGAATCCACATCTATCGCATATCCCCCATGGATTTTTATAAGAAGCAAAAGCCATTATGCATAATTATAATTTTTAAGGTCAGGTGCAACTCTAAAGGATGCTCTGTCCTCATCTTGTGACATTGCTCTATCAAACTCTTCTTCGTAAATTTGTTTTAGAAAAGCAGTCCTATCGGGACTTTTTTTGATAGAAATGTAGTAAGCCAATCCCGCAGCCAAGCAGGGATAAAATCTGAAAGGTAATTGTAAAGTGTTTGTAGCAGCATCGGCATCATCCATCCTTGTCAATACATTCATATAAACGGTATAAGTTGAAGTTTTATCAGGCGTTGGATAAACGCTGATAGTAGGAGAAAGTTGTTTATCTATAAAATATTGTAATGGTTTGCCTTCGGTAGATTTATCAGGAACTGATGCATATTCACTTCTTGATAATCTAGTCATTTGTAAATCAATCGGTTGATTGTTTACAGTTTCTCTAATGTATGCATCTAGCACATCAATGGCGGCTGTTGAATTAGAACTATCTACATTATAGGTCGTAGTACCATCAACCATAGCAACCGTTTTAGTTTGTATTGTCCATTGGTTCAAACCACGGTTTGCCCATTCAGCCAAAAGAAGGTTAAGACTCCTTCTTGCTGTCTTTAGATCGTAAGCTGTGCGTAGCTCAAGTCCGCATCTTTCAAACGCTTCCTCAATATAATCTGCCACATCTAGCTCAAAGTTTTTTGAACCTGATACTGCCATTTAATTACTTCTTAAGTTTACCGCCTCTGCCAAGTTTCTTGACACCTGACTTAGCCATTCCGCCACCCATCATTTTCTTGACACCTGACTTAGCCATTCCGCCACCCATCATTTTCTTGACACCTGACTTGGCAACAACAGCTCCTTGCATGGCTCTACGGTTTTGAGTGCTTCCAGCAATTACACCGCCTCCATCTGCAAACATACCCATGCCGCCTCTTATTCTTCCGCCACCCATAGGGGTTTCTTCTAAACCCCTTTTCTGTGGTCTGCCTAATTTAGGCATCATTGGTTTTCTTGGCATCAGTGGTTTTCTTGGCATCAGTGGTTTTATTGCCTTCATTGGTTCCATTGGCTTTGGTGTCAATTTACTTTTGCCAAACACAACCTTGTTAGCTATTTTTTTGCCTAACAATCCCTTGTTAGCTATTTTTTTGCCTATGCTTTTAATACCCTTTCCTAAAAGACCCATTATTTATTTCTCCTGTTATAAATGTTTTCCATTTCGGATTTTGTCCAACTCTTATAATAACCTATTTTTTCTAAATTTTGGGATGCTTTATTTAATTCCTTTAATCTTTGCACAAATATCATATTATATATTTCATCGTGTAACGGAACAAAACCTTCTTGTTTAACCTCTTCTTTTTCAGCATGCTCTTGATGAAAACCCATAATCCATAGGTTAGATCTATTTAATAGCATGTTAAATGTTCTTATCCTATCATCAAAAATTTTAACGGGCATTTCGTAATCAAAGTCACAATATATTAAAACATCAATATCTTTAGGAAAATTTAAACAACATCTAAAAAGATCATCCCAATAAATATCATCGGATATCAATACTTTAACTTTATTTGTATCCCATGTTTTCTTTGCGTATGGGCATGTAGGAAAATTGTGTTCGTTAGGAGTTTCTAAGATCTCCTTTGACCACAAGCGTAGTTCCTTCTCCAACTCTTTTTGTTTCATTTCTTGTTTTGTGTAATTCCTTTAATTCGTTCCATCTATAGAAATTTTTAGTCACATCATCCCAATAGAGACCTTTGTAGTCGTAAATATTATCCATTATTTCTTTTTAGTAAATGTTTTAACAAATGTTGGTTTTCCGCCAACTCCTTGTTTTTTCGATCTTTTTCTACTGACCGCAGATCTTTTTTCGCCTTCTGTCATTCTGCTCGCAACTGACTTAGGCACGCACTTAGGATACTTCCTTTTGGAGCCTTTAGCAGATTTTCTGCCACATGGTTGATATTTGTTTTTTTTCTTTTTAGAGCCTATATCTACCCATTCTTCTGCAAACCATCTGCGTAAGCCACCTTGTTTCGCCATTAACTTATACGCATTTTAGTTTTCTTTCTTCTGTCGTTCATAACCTTGCCACAGCCACGAGCAATAAAACTTTTAACGCCCGCACCCTTCTTAACTGTGCCACCATTTTTCATAAAACCCATTTCATTGCGTACATCTTTAGGTAACTTAGACAAACCTTTGTTGCCCTTGGGTATTGGCTTTAAACTTTTTTCCATAATGCCTCCATTAGCTTTGTATTGACCGCCCATTTTTTTATATTCTTTAACCATGTACGCATTTGCGTACGCTGATGGATAAACATCAAACTTAGCTTTTGCTTTAGATTTAGCCTTACTATAAAGGCTGGGATTTTTTACATTGTCTGGTATAGCCATTAGCATTTCCACCTTTTTCTTGCTTGCCTAATTCTTGAATTAGGATCGTTTCTTGTTTTAGCAGAGCTTTTCTTTAGTTGACCTAGTGATCTAGCACAATAAGATTTACGCCTTTTGGCTGCTTCGCTTCCTTTTTTAACCTTACCAGTTACCGCTGTTTGCAACTTTGAACCAGGGTTAGCTTTTCTGTAAGCTTTAACACCCTTGGCTGTCATACCTGCACCCTTTTTAGTAGGTCGATAATTAGCTCCCTTACCTTTCGTGGTTTTGGGTATAGGCTTTGCTTTTTTTCGTTCTACCATAATATTAAATATAGTAGCACTATAAAAGTGC